CTTGTAATTTCCAATAAAGTTATTCCAGATTCCAGAATTAAAGGATTCGTTGATTTGCTTGATAAGTTTTGTCTGAGCATTAAATACTGCTTTACGGTCAAGCTTGTCATAGTCTCTTTTAATCTCGTAGATAACACGGAGAGATTTTGCATATTCTGTCTGCTCTGTGCCTTCTAGAAGCGAATTGTAGATATCAAGATCTTTCTTGAGAATTGTTCCTTTTTTAAAGTTTTCTTTTATGACCTCGGTGATTTTTAATTTAAGGTCGTTGTTTCCCTGAACTATTGCTTTTGTTAATTCTTTTACTAAACATTCGTAAAGAAAAGCGGTATTTCTTTTCTTATTGTGCTTCATGCTTATCATCCTTTTTTACTAAACTTTCAAGTAATTGCTTTACATCATTACTAAGTGTAAATAGTTTCTCTTCTTCCAAGTTATCATTTTCTTGGTTTTCTTGGAACATGCCTTGGGCTAACGAGTCCAAACCACCGTATCCTGTCTTGCCCGGAAAAGTTGTTCTTGCAGTTGATCCACGAATCTCTCCAGCAGTTGCTTCATTGGACATTTGCTGACCTAGCCTTGGTTTGCGAGGTTTTCTTTTCATTTTGTATGGTCCTCGTGGACTTGCATCATCGTTCCTTTTAGCGGGTGGCTCGGCCAATAATGTTGACTCTTCTCCTCCGCCTGCGGGTTCTGCTGCGGGTTCTGTGGTGGCTTCTGGTTCGGAAGAAGCAGCAGTATCCGTATCATCTCCACCAATATCACCAATATTATCACCACCGAGATCAGAGCCCAAATCAGCAAGGCTCGATCCACTTCCGGCATCACTGGATTCATCAGGTTGTGCGGCGGCTTCAAGAGCGGCCCCAAATTTGCGATCATGAAACATTTCTCTCTGACAGCGAATAAACTCATCAGCAGACATGCCAAACATATGCTCAGCGATCCATCGCTTTGAGAAAAAGCCTTCTGTTGCATTTGAAGCAACGGCAAACTTTTTATCCCAATGCTCCAATTCTTGAAGCTCTGCGATCTTTGAGGGATTGTTAAGGGCCAACTTGAAGGAAAGCAAATCATCTCCACGAAAGCCGAGGGTAAATAGATGAATGATTCCAATTTTTTCTAACTCCGAAATAACGACTCGTTGAAGTCTTTGAATGGTTCTGGCGAAACGAATATCTTTTTGAGCAAGAGTTGTTTTGTCCTCGGTTGCTCCTTCGCCCATTGATAGATATGATTGCGGAATTTTAAGAGCAGAGAACAATTTGTCTCTGAGATACTTAACATCATCAATACCGCCATTATAAGAAGATCCGGGCAGGTTTGAAATATCGGATGATGATCCGCCACGGACAGGAATAAAATAATCTTCCTCGATTGAAAGGGGGTTGTAACGAAGATCAACACGACCGGTGGTTGGGTCAGTAACTTGATGTCGCTTCATTTGGGTCATGACCTTCTGCATATATTGCTCTACATCTTCAGGGGCAATATTTCCAACATCAATTTTAAAAAGTCTTCTTTCTGGTGCTCGAACAATACGGTAAGCCATCATGGCATCTTCTAGCATTGTAAGCTGTCGCCAAATACGACGGGCTGGCTCAAGAACAGAAGTTCCATATGGAGCAAACTTATCATTGCCGAGGATACGAAAGTGGGCGACCTGCCAGTTCTCGAAAGTCATTCCAGCAGAGTTCCATTGAAACTGAACATAATTTGGATTTGTTTCATCTTCACCCTCAAGTCTTTCGATCTCTTGTGGAGGGAGTCCAATACAGTTTTGAATTCCGGACTTATCGTCAATATCTAAATAAAGAAAAAGATCTCCGTACTTACACATGGTTCGACACCAGCCAAACAAATTATAATCAATATTTAGAATCTTGTGATATAAGTTTTGAAGAAGGTATGAGATTTCTTCGTTAGAGCACTTAATGTTAAGCATTGGCTGAAGTGCTGAGTGAGTTGTCATTTCATCTGCATAGATGTCTAATGAGGAAGCAATTTCGGGTGTATACTCCATTTCATCAAAATCAACATATCTCTCCGCTCGATTGCGATTTGCAAACATAGCAGAATTAAGTTGAGACATTGGGGTATAGCTTTCAGATTTTTTAAATTGCTTACCAGATGCAGAGCGAAATTTTGAAGCATACACATCGAGATGTCTACGACGAAGCCTTCTACCAGTTTGTGTTCTTCTTGTGGTGATCGGTCCCGAAAATAGGCGAGTTAGTGATTTAAATAATTCGCTTTCTTGATTATTGGGATTTTTACCTTTTCTTCTAATTTTATTTCTTGAAGCCATTTTCTATCCTCTAAAGATCCAAACGAAATCTTTTGCATTCTTAATTTCTTCTCTATACTTTTCTTCAAACGATTGTGAGTATCCGTCCTGACCTTTTATGGTAGTATTCATTTTAGTTGAATTCATATACATGCCATTCATCATGGCTTTTTTATATTCTACATCTCTTTTGTCAATTTCGAGAGCAGTATCTCTAACCCAGCAAGCAATTGACAAAGACATAACTAAATCATCGTGGTAGGAACGCATTGCTTGTGGTCTCCCATTGTGCCAGACAAAAGTTTTAAATTCGTGAAAAAGTCGAGAAGATCTAACAGTAATTAGTCTGTTTCTCATGTACTCTTCCATTTTTGCCACAATAAGTGGCCTTGTTTTTGAAGAGTTCGTAAATCCCGGCACAGAATTTGGCATATATTCTGCTTTATGTTGTTCCACATACTCGTGCGAACCTTTTACAGAATAATATAAATTTGGATATTCTTTGTTAATAAGTTTTTCTAAAACTGAGATACCGATACCATTATTCTCGACAACTAGCAGGCAGTTGCCATATTCTCTACCAGCATCGAAAAGTATATCTGCATAATGATCAAGTGATGGCTTACCTTGGTACTCGGCCGCCACTTCCATTGTATTTAAATTAATAACATGAAATACAGAATAATCAGCACCATCTCCTCTTGCAACATCAGCGACAAGTAAATATTTTGAGTCCTCTTGATATTTCTCCCAAATCCAGAAGTTTCTGTCAAATCCGGTGCGATAGACAGGATCTTTTATGCACTCGTGAATCCATTCCATATCTTCTGATTGTAAGACATTCTCGCCGGAAGAATTGAAATTGCACTCTAATTCCTGTGCAATCTGCCGTCGAGACATGTTTTTAGTCTCATTATTAAACCATGCCTGATCTCTTTCAGGATGCACATTCCATGGTAGACTAATCGATTTGAAATCATTTTGCCCATCAACCGCATCAACATAAGTTTTGTGAAACCAGTTACCGACACCATTAGGAGTACTCAAAGCAATACAGCGACCACCAGTAGACAGTGTTGGATAAAGAGCGGTCCAAAGCTCCTCAAGTCCGTCAACAAAAGCAGCCTCATCAATGACGAGGAGCGAGAGTGCTTCCGAACGACCCGCATCACCGGAAGTGGATGAAGCCTTCACTTGCGAGCCGTTGGAGAGTTCAAAAGATGTTCGATTATCAATTGAAATATCTGTAATGCGAATCCAATCTGGAAGGTTCTTCATTACATTCTTAACTTTCTTTACAAGGTTTGCTGCTGTTGCAAACTTGGTTGCAAGAACCATTACATTCTTATCTCGATGAAAATTAATTAACCAGACAATATAGGCGGCAGTAATCGTTGAGATGCCCAACTGTCTGGCTTTTAAGATAACTGTAAAACGAAAATCATTGAAATCTTCAAGCAGATCATCTTGATAAGGATAAGTATCAAATTTTATTAAACCTCGTTGAGGGTGAGAAATCCGGCAATAAGTGTTAATAAAGTAAATCGGGTCTTTACCCGACTTTACAATTTCTTTTACTATCTCTTGCTTGGATAACTCAAATGCCATTATTTCCTTGTATCATTTTGTGGCCTCTTGGTAGAAGCTTGTTCCAAAAATTTCTTTGTGATCTCACGAACACTAGGCTCGGATGGCTGTAGAATACCGTCTGCATTGATCCCGCCAATATTAAATACTTGTGTTGCTTGTACCCAAG